ATTTTCTTTTTAGTAGCTCTTTTCTTTCTAGTTGCTTTTTTCTTTGGAGGTGTTTTGCCATCAACATAAGCTTCGTTCACATTAGGTGTAGATGGATCATCAGCAACAAAATGACCTTTTGAGTTACGAGCTCTTTCACCAGTGGCAGGAACTTCTTTTTCTACTCCAAAGATTTTTTTAATAAAACCAAACATAATTATTTCCTTATTGGCTATTGCCAATATTGTATTTTGGACACAACTCCCATTCGTGTTTGTCTCTATGAGAGATTACTTTAATTTGACGCAAGGGTGCTACATTAGCGGCTTCTTTAGGTTTCACAATAGAAATGAGTCCCCAATCAGAAAGCAATGTTGCAATAGTATTACGTCTTTGGACATCATTTTCAGTTAAATTCGATGGTTTCGAATCCAATAAAAATAATTCTTTAAAATGAACTATAAAATATCTACCTTGTTTATGTAGAATATGGCATGACTGATATAGTTTTCTATCTTTACGAGATGCAACACCAATCCTCGTTAGTGTTTCTCTTACTTTTAAAAAGTCATCAGGCTCGTTCAGAGAGATTTCCAACATCATGGCTGGAGACCAATCATGAATTTCGTTATTATTATTTTCCACCTTTAAACATCCTCTTTTTCAATTCATCTATTTGATCATCAGAAAGTAGGGAGAGAACTTGGCGGGCTTTTTCATTGCTATAGCCATAATATTCTTTCACTACACTCAATGCATCAGGGTCATTATTTTTGGCCCATTTGCTAAAACGTTTCCGCTTTCTGATAATATTTATAAGAAAATCAAATTGAAGACGATTATCTAAGTGATGATACTTATTCATCTCATTTGCATAAAGAACAGTATCTTGAAAGTAAGAAAGACCACGGTTGACCATAAAAGGATTATATTCTTCTTCCGCAATATCGTCAACCATAATATCTTTCTTTGAATAGTTAATTGAATTTAAATAATCAAAAAAGTTCATAATATAAAACCAATTATTAGAATCCACCAATAATTTGCTGAAGCTTTTCTTTAGTCAAATCATTAGTGTTAATATTTTCTAAGTTATTATAAAGCACTGGAACAGATCGATGGCCCTGTTCTATTACAAAGTTACGAGCATGCATGTCTTGCTCAATATTCACTTCTTCATATTCAACATTCCATGATGCCAGCTGGTTTTTTAGCTTTACGCAATTTGGACAATTATTTTTTGAATAAACTGTTAGCATTATTGAAACTCCACATTTGCCATTACTTCTGTCATGCATGCAACCACATTTAATTCATGGTCTGCGACAAAAGCATTTTTGTATTGATAATCAGCCAAGATCAAAACAAGTTGAGGAATTGACTGTGGTACTATATATTCATTCATTGAATCATAGATTTTACGAAAAATAGCTTGTGGTTCAGTATCAATATTATTAACAACCCATTGACGCATTCCTTTGAAGTCTTTATCTTTCAAAGTTTTCATAAGAGTTTTAATGTTAGTATCTGAAAGATTTACCAGCATTCCTGCATCAATTTTACCAGAAACAGAATATCGTTGAAGTTCATTTAGAACTCTACGCCAATCTGGAAAATGCTTGGTAATTAATTGCGCAACAGCATCTGGTATAAATTCAACATTTTCTTTTTGAAGAATATCAGTTGCACGCTTAAAAAATTGGCCAGCTAAATCGGGTTTTTGATCGTTGGGAATAGCAAATTCATATACCGAACAACGAGAATGCAATGGTTCAATAATACGATTTTTGAAGTTGCATGTAAGAATGAAACGACAATTATTTGCGAATTCTTCAATGAAACCACGAAGTGCTGGCTGAGTCGATTGAGGATTAAGGTAATCAGCCTCATCGAGGATAACTACCTTATAGCCACCATGCAATGAAACAGTAGAGGCAAACTGTTTCACTTTGTTACGCAAGGTGTCAATGTTTCCCTCTTCCGAACCGTTAATTAGAATATAATCTAAGTCGAGCTCATTGCACAAAGCTCGAGCAACGGTGGTCTTACCTACACCAGCAGTACCAGTAAAAAGCATATTAGGCAATTCACTGGTAGATACAATCTGCGAAAATGTTTCCTTGAGGGAACGAGGAAGAATTGATTGCTCAATAGTACGAGGTCGATACTTTTCGACCCATAGAAAGTCTGACATATTTGCTCCATAACGAATTAATTATATTATACCACATTTTTGCTGTGGTGTACATCACTGTTGTGCAAAAAGATAAAATTGATCAGCCGTTAAAGTTCCAGTATGTCTAGATTTTTCTTGTGCATTTTCCAAAAGAACTAAAGTTGGCAATGCTTTTATATTATTTCCTTGTGCCAATTGCGCATTTATTGGATGAGCATCAACATTGACTCTCATAATTGGAACGCCTGGATCTTTAGAAGCATTAATAATATCATCCATTGTTTTGCAATGAGGACAATCATTACTTTCAAATTTAAGAAGAACTTTGCCTTCCATTGGAATTTCAAAGACTTCTTCTTTATTTAATTTTGTTCCATGATTACAATCTGGACCATGAATATGTTCTTCTGGTTGACTTGAATATCTACCCATAATATTACCTAAGAGATCACAGACTCATAGAGCTCTTCGATCTCTTCCTTTTCCTGTTGAAACTGAGCAAAATTTTGTTTATGATACATTGTTGCTAGTTTATTTAAATACTTCTTTTCAATATCAACGTTATCTGCAAGATCGTCAATAATATTCTTTTGAAGATCTTTTTCAGCATCAATACGAGTTGCTGAATTTGACCATTCTTTCATAGCGTCTAGAATTACTTTACGTTGTTCAGGATTATTCACTATCATTTTCAGAAGATTCTCCAGTTTCAGCTGTTGCTTGCTGTTCCGCTTGAGCGGCTCGTACGAATGTAGCAAATTTATCATAAGTTTGTCCCACAAAAGAAAGTTCATTAGCTTTGAATACACCACGTTCAGTTGCGGTATTAATAATCTTCAAAACGTTTACTAGATCATCTACTTCTAGTTCCATATTAGCCTCCAAAAGTTGAATTCTTTTCAAGAGCTACCCAATATTCAATAGGCTGATTTTTAGCTTTGAAATTTGAAATAAGTTTATCTGAAATAGAAACTTCGTAATCATCAGCAACAAATTTAAAGTTACCAATATTGAAAATAAAGTTACATTTGATGCCTTCACCAACTCCATCTTCTAGATCAATTTCATAAGAGTTTGATGTAGAGTCTTTAGTATCTGTAACAACCAATTGCGGATTGCTTCCTGGTTCGCATTTCACAACAACATCACTTACACCAAGTGCACTTGCTGCTTTTCGAAGATTAGACATTTCTTCAGCTGAAATTGTAAATGATACTGGACACGCAGGCATTACAATATCTTTACTTGGTGAAGTTAGAATGGAAGGTTCAGAAAAGAAATATTTAACAGCACGTTTACCTTCAGTTACTCGAACTGATTTGAATTCATTGTCAAATAGAAGATCTGGATCTTCGAACATATTCACAACACCCAGAAATTCGTTCAAATCGTATACACCAATTTGAGATGGAACATCTTCGGCAATATTAGCAGAGGCCATAATAGTTTTTGACTCTGACATTGTTTTCACAGTTTGTCCTGGATTTAAAACAATGTTGGAATTAATACCAGCAAAGTTTTTAAGTACGGACAAAGTTTCATTACTTAGTTTCATTTTTTAGTTTTCCCATAAGCATATTTTGCTGCCTGATCCCACTCTTCTGGAGTAGCATCATCAATTGAGTCACCAGTAAGAGTGACAGTTGTAGCAGAGTCAAGATCAATAGAAATTGTATCATTACTCATACTATAAGTAATATTATAATCCATATTATCTACATTGTACATAGAAGAAAGTGAAATATCTTCACTATTTGATAAATCAATAGTAAAGTCATCACTAAAATCACCAATGTCAAAATCAATTTCTCGATTTTCTTCATCATGACAATGCAAAGCAATAAGAGCATAGTGCAAAATCTTCATTAGATCTTTTCGATTTGCTCCATCTTTATGGCCATATCGTTGAGCATACTTTAGAACATTACCAAGAGCAAATCCCATTCCATGACCAGAGTCAATAATAAACTCTGTTGCTTGGAACTTGTTTTGAGAATAATGTTGATTATAAGTATCATCAACATAGTTTTGGAGATCTTGAATTAGATCTCCTTCATTAAATTTATAATCAACCATTTATGGCTGCCTCCAAAATATCATTTAGATCTACCTCATCGGTAGTTTCTTCAGTGGGTTGAGCATCTACCTTTGAATATAAATCAATAAAGGCAACTTTAGTATCTTCATCAAAACGATTCACACAAAGCTCAATTGCTTTTTGACGGTCTTTGAAAATTGCAAAGCTTTGAATAATATGACACAAACGACGAGTAGAAACAATCTCATCCACGCCACCATCTTCAAAAGTTTTACGAATGGTTTCACTCCAAACAGTAAGTAGTTCTGCAAATTCTTTATCAACACATTCAAATTTTTCCATATGCTTTATAACAATTTTGCGTTCTACAGACTGTGATGGATAGGGTTGCTCGAGGGTGATTGTAAAGCGCTCAAGGAAAGCTTCATCAATAATAGTCGCAGCAATGAAGCGACCATCATCAGAGCCTTTACCTTTAGTATTT